CGGGCCTCTTCCGGATCGTAGATCCATTTCGCCTCCTCGACCGGGTCTTGGTACTTATAGGCCACGGCGTCCCGAGGTGCGGCCACTGTTGTTCCGTTGATTTTGATGTCCGTCATGATCCTTCTCCTGCCCCAGAAACCCCGAGGCGCGGGTGGCGGCGGGTGCCGCGATAAATGTCTGTTGACGTTTAAGGCGCGTCCCTGTGCCGTGATGGTTAGATATGAATGGTCTCCCCGAACGGGGCCGTCTTTTGGCTATCGCAGATCCACAGAACCGGGTAGCCAGGGTCGTCCGGCGCAGGCCCGTACAGGTCTGTCAGGTAGATCAGACACTCCGGGGTTATTCCTTCTTGGGCCACGGCATCGAACACCGGCTGAAACAGGGTGCCACCTCCGCCCTTCGGGTTCGCCGTGACAGGCTCGTCCCGCTCAAACACGTCATGTCCTTCAACTTCGGTGTCACAGTACAACACGTGGACACGTGACGGGCGGCTCTCCAGGGCGATAGCCGAGACCTCGCTGATAAACTGGTCCAGCATATCGACATCCACCGAGCCCGATGTGTCAACGGCCACGACCAGTTCCCCAAGTTCCTCCCCGTCCGCCCCGGGCAGATACAGGCCCTGCCCGATAAAGCGCCGGTTGGGACGGCTCCAGGAATAATCATCCCTGGATTGCTGGATGAACTGGCGGAGAACCTCCCGCCAGTCAACCTTTGGTGTCAGGGCGTTGCTGACGGCGCGAGAGGCCGCATCACCGCCTTTGCCGGCCAGCTTGGCGGCTTGGGTAGCCTGGCGCACGTCTATTTCGTCCACGGCTTCCTCAGCGCCATCCGGGAGGTCTCTGACTTCTCCCGGGGGGCCGTCTTGCTCCCCGCTTTCTCCCTGTCCCCAACTGGGTTCATCTGATGGGTCAGGTTCCGGCAGACGGGCGTAGATTTCCTCGGCGGAAAGATCCTCGTAGTTCGGGTCCAGCAGGGCATCCGCCGGCAGGCTCACGCCGTCCTTTTCCAGGATCGGGTTGATGGCGTAGTCGCAGGCCACGTTCCAGCGTTTCGGATCGCGATCTCCACGGCGCTTGTGATGGCCCAGGGCAACGTGCATGATCTCATGGCAGAGAACGCCACAGAGCTCATCCGGAGGCAGCTCCTTGGCGAATTCCGGGTTGACGCCGATCTTGGTGCCGTCCGTGTAGAGCGTGTCGCAGCCAGGGTCTTCGACCAGCGGCAACTTCATCAGCAGGGAGCCGAAAAACGGGTGGTCCAGGATCACCCGGACCCGTGCTTTGGTGTAGTCCATGACGGTCTCCTTACAAGCCCAGCTTGCTGTCAATGTCTTTGAGGATGTCGCGGGCGCGGCTGGCAGTCTGCTTGCGCAGGCCCTGGTCCTCACGAAGCGACTGAGGATCGATTGAGACGCTGGCCCGCAGATCGGCGATCACCCGGTCAAGCGATGGATCGTCGCCCAGGTTCAGCAAGGGCAGTACGTCGATCAGATCGTGGACATTGGTGATCAGGGTGTCTCGGAAGATCCCCTTTTCGTCATTCAGTTTGCTGACCAGCTTTCCGACCGCATCGCGCAGACGGTCCCAGATGTCGCGGATGGCGACCTGCTCCGCTTCCAGCAGGCGTTCCTCGGCCTGCCGTGCGATCTCATGGATCTCATCGTCGGGCAGATGCACCCGGAAGTCATCGCCGGACGGTACCGGGGCAAAGACGGTATCGAACCGGTATCGGCTCTCGACATCGACTGGATAATCGGACTCACGGTACAGGCCGTTGAGGGCGATCTTGGCCTCAGCCTTGAGCGCCGGGTATTCCCGGACGAACTCCCGGACGGCCCGGTCGAAATCGTCCTTGAGTCGCCGCAGACCATCGGTATAGGTCTCGTAGGCGGTGACGGGAAGCACCCGCAGGCCGTTGTCCAGCCAGGGCAGGGTGTGATCGTAGTGGAATTCCCGTGCAGCAGTGGCGATCTGCCCGATGCGCTTGAACACGTCGCCCTGGAGCAGGGACTTGTTGAAGCGCCCGATCTTGTCGGACGCGCCGTGATTGTTGATGACCTCCTGCGTGGCTTTCTTGTCGTACTTGCGGGCGGTCCATTGGCTGATCTTCAGGTTGACCAGCAATGCCTTGTCGTTCAGGTTGCTCATGTCTCTCTCCTTTGGCCGGGTTCGGCCTCAAGTGGGTGGGTGGTTACAGGATCACGTCCTGATGGGATACGGCCCAGTTGACGAACGCACTGGTCTTGCGTAGCGCCCCGTCGGTGCCGTCGGCCTTGGCCTTGCTGAAGATGGCCTGTGTGCCGAACACGGAAAACTCCGGCGGCAGGCGGTCCAGGTAGGTCAGGATACCGCTGAGGCGGTCGGGGTTGGCGGCGTTGGCCAGCGCACCGGCGAGGGCGTACAGGGTGGCCGGCTCGGTCGGGACATCCGCCCGGGACGGGTCCAGCAGGATCTCGTCAACGGACGGCAGGCTGCCCCAGACCCGCAGGAACGCCGCGAACTCAGCGGCCGCACCTTCGCCGACCGTACCGGTGATGGCGGCGGTCTGGACCTTTTCCGGCAGGCCCTTGCCCAGCAGACGGGAGACGAACTCCCATCCCCTGGGGTTCGGGGAGACCTTTTGCGCCGGGTCGAAGTCGTGCAGCAGCTCCCGGCGGAACCGGATGAACGCCACGACTTCTGTCGGGATGCTGTTCTGCAAGGCCCAGACGGACCAGTCATTGATGTCGGCTTCCAGTTCGATATGCGTGAACCGGGCCGCGAGGGACGAGATCAGCGGGTTGACGCCGGCGCGATCAGACAGCCGGTTGCCGGCAGCGATGATCTGCCAGCCATCAGGCACCTGGTACTCGCCCAGTTTCCGGTCCAGGCAGAGCTGGAGGGCTGCGGACTGTACTGCGCGGGCAGCGTTCGGCAGCTCATCGAGAAAGATGATCCCCTCACCGTCGCGGGGTAAGAGCGCCGGGGTGGCGAACTCTACTGCACCGTCCTTGACGATTGGCAGGCCGTGCAGGTCCACCGGATCGTAGTAGGACAGCCGGATGTCCAGCACCGGGCCGTTGGCCTGGTGAACGATGGACGATTTCCCGATCCCGGGGGCTCCCCAGATAAACAGGGGCTGGTCTTTTGGGCTCAGGGCCTGGATGAGGCCGGTGGCCTCGGATGGTGTCAGTGTAATACTCATGGTTCCTCCTTTTTGCCGGTATCGGCATTAAGTGGTTGCCGGCCTTGACATAAATGTCCGGCGGACTACACTAGTCAATAGTGTGGGTTGGTGTCGCTAGACGCCGGTGCCTACACTATCGTCGCGCCAGTAACCCCTACTGGCCAGGGTGGAATGAGTCCTCGAAAAGACCCATTCCACCGGTGCGGTCTCGCTCGATGTATTAAACCGAATCCCCGCTCACGACGCCGGTAACGCCGAGTCCCCTATGTTGCCCATCCTGGGCTTGGTGTGCCGGGACACGCATGCAATGTCACCCGGCGGTCTCCACGCAGCGCAACTTGTTTGGCTTGCGACTGCCCTTGTGCAGACCCCTGTTTGCTTCCTCAGACCCGTACCCTTCTGGGTCTGCCGTCCCCGGGTATCCGGGCCGCGCAGGTTCCGACCTGTTGAAGTGGGCCGTTCACTCCCCCGGCTCCTTCCGGGGTGGCGGGAGGTAAATCCGTCTACCACCTGAACACAAGCGTAGCACAAAGGTAATACAATGTCAAGTCAGGGGGAGATCCCCCAGGAGTCCCTATGCCCAGAAAAACAGCCGCAAAGCCCCGTCCGGCGCGGGCTAAGGCACAGAAGAAAGCGCCCTCAAAGCGCAAGGCAGCACAGGCCAAAACAACCAAAAAAGCAGCGCCAAGGCGACGCCCGGCGCGAGCGAAGTTGACCCGCAACGAAATAATGTTCGCCCAGGAGTACATCCGCACCGGCGATCAGTCTTATGCCTATCGGCTGGTGTATGCGGATTCAATCCCGGACGATCTGAGCCGGGGGGCTGTTACCAATCGGGCCTGGCGGCTGGCGACAACCCCCACAGTTAAGAGCTATATCAACAAGTTACGCCGTCGGGCCATGGAGCGGGCGCAGGTCTCCGTGGAGTCGCTGACGGTAGAACTTGATCAGGATAGAGCCGCCGCCCGGGAAGCCGGGCAGTACGGTGCCGCCATCCGTGCGGTGGAGCAAAAGGCCAAGCTCCACAAGCTGCTGATCGAGCGCAAGGACATCACCCTGACGGCCCTGAACGAGTTCCCCGAATCCTTGCTGGACCAGATGATCGAGCAAGCCCAGGAGGAGCTGGCGGAGTTCGATGAGACACGCCACTGATGGCGGTTCTGTCAGGGACAATGCGGGAGGTCATGGATCTGCCGCCAAAGCAGCGTATTTTGTTGTTATTGAAGGAGAAGGCGGCACGACGTAAGCTGATCCGCCTGGCCTATTACAGGCCCTATCCCACGCAGGCGGAGTTCCACGCGCAGGGGGCGAATTTCCGGGAGCGGTTGTTGATGGCCCCCAACCAGGTCGGCAAGACACTGGCCGCCGGCATGGAAGTGGCCATGCACGTCACCGGGCGATACCCGGAGGGATGGGAAGGCAAGCGGTTCGGCGCGCCGACGAATGGCTGGGTGGCCGGCGTCACGGGGGAATCCACCCGAGACAACCCGCAACGTATTTTGCTGGGCCGGGGGAACGAGATCGGGACCGGGGCCATCCCCCGGGAATGCATAGAGTCAGTCACCCCCGCCCGTGGGATCGCGGGGCTGGCGGACATCATCCGGGTCAAGCACGTCTCCGGCGGGATCTCCCTGATCGGCCTGAAATCGTATGAGAAAGGCCGGGAAAAGTGGCAGGGCGACACCCTGGACTGGATCTGGTTCGATGAGGAGCCGCCGGAGGACATTTATTTTGAAGGACTGACGCGGACAAACGTCACGCAAGGCCCTGTTTTTGTTACCTTCACGCCGCTGAAAGGCATGTCGAAGGTGGTCAAGCGGTTCCTGGTGGAGAAAAAGCCCGGGACAGTGATGGTCCACATGGACATCACAGACGCCATGCATTACACGGACGAAGAGCGCGAGGCCATCATCGCGTCGTATCCCGAGCATGAACGGGAAGCCAGGGCGCACGGCCATCCGGCCATGGGCAGCGGGGTCATCTTCCCGGTGGACTGGGACACCATCCTGGTGCCGGCAATGCCTATCCCCGGTTACTGGCCGCAGATAGCCGGGATCGACTTCGGTTACGACCACCCAACGGCCTCAACACACCTGGCCATCGACCCGGATTCAGACTGCATCTACGTCACCAACGAATACCGGGTGAAGAAGAAGGATGTGGTCTATCACGCCGCAGCCCTCAAGGTCTGGGGCGACTGGTTGCCGTTCGCCTGGCCACAAGATGGTCTGCAACACGACAAGGGATCGGGCGAGCAACTGGCAGAACAATTCGGTATGGAAGCACTTTTCAGACAGGTCGGTATTTACTCCCACGTGGGACACCTTTACGAACCGGTCGACAGAGACAGCCTGTTATACTATAAAGAAGCAACTAACGGACAAATTTTAGAAGAAGGAATTAC